GCAAACTTAGAAGGAAATGTTACAGGTAATGTAACAGGTAATACTTCAGGCACATCTGGTTCAACAACAGGAAATGCAGCTACGGCTACAATATTAGCAACTGCTAGAAATATAAATGGTGTATCATTTAATGGTTCAACAAACATAGATATAGGTTCTGTAACTTCAGGTTCAACATCTATAACATCTAATTTAGGTTCTATGGCATTAAACTCAGAAAGATTAGACATACCTGTAGGGTTTATTACGATAAACATAGGTGGTACTAACTACAAATTACCTTATTATAGTGTATAAATAGTAGAAAGGAATTAATATATGACACTCAGTACATCAAATTTAACAAGAGCAACATCTTCTGGTGGAAATCAGAAGAAATATACCTGTTCGGTTTGGCTTAAGCCATCTAACATAAGACAAGGAAGTAGAACAATACTTAGCTCAGATGTTGAAGATGATGGAAGTAACTATGCTTCTTGGTCCTTTGAGGCCGATGGTATTATAAAATTTATTAATGTAACAGGTGGTTCACTTGTTACTAATTATCAAGCTAATGACCAGTCTTTAGATTGTACTGCTTGGATGCATTGTGTACTAAGAATAGACACAGCAAATTCTACATCAGGTGAAAGAATTAGAATATATATAAACGGTAAACAAGTAACTAATTGGGGATACTCAACAACTCCAAATAATAATGATACAGGAATGTTTAAAGCAGGAACTGCTACATTAATTGGTTCAAGACATGGTTCATCTTCTCAGAATAGGTGGGAAGGCTCGATGGCTCATATGCATATAGTGGACGGCCAGAGCTATGCACCCTCAGTATTTGCGGAGACGGATTCAGATACCGGTGAGTGGGTTCCAAAATTATCCCCCACAGGTATTACATATGGAACAAACGGAGCATTTTTAAAATTTGAAAGCTCAGGTGCTATGGGCACAGACAGTAGTGGAAATAGTAATAATTATACAGTAGTAGGTCCATTAAGACAAGGTGTTGATACACCAAGTAATAATTTTCTGAAATTAGACCCCTTTCAAGCTTATGAAGCTACCCAATATGGTGGTGTAAAAGTAGATTTTGCTGGTACTGGATTGTTAGGAACTACTAGTAATATACAGAGTACTAATGGAACATTAATGGCTAAAAAAGGTAAATGGTATTGTGAATTTAAACTCACACAGGACGCAGGTAAACTTGCAGGTATGGGTATTCACAAAAATGGTACACATGCTAGTAGAAGGTGGATGAATGAAGGTGCTAATGGTAGACCTGGTTCAGAAACAGGTTCTAATGGAGATGAAGGTATAACTTATGAACCATTAGGGTCATCTTTTCATATTATAAAAAATAATTCAGGAACTGCTTATGGAGCTCAAGCTTCACAAAATGATATATTTGGTATGGCAGTTGATTTAGATAATGGCAAAATATGGTTTTCAAGAAATGGTACATTTCTTAATGCACCAGGAACATCAGATGTAGGAAATCCAGCAACAGGTGCTAATCCTGGTTTAACATTTACTGTAGGTGATGAGTATTGGGGAATCCATGCTACTTCTACAACTGATGGTTCAGGAAATGCTTATACTTACTTAAATTCTGGCCAAGGACATTTTGGTTCTACAGCGGTTTCATCTGGTAATTTGGATGCCGGTGGTAAAGGTACATTTGAATATGCAGTCCCAGCTGGTTTTTATGCCTGGTGTACTGATAATATTGCAACTCAAGGATAGGAGAACGACATGGCATATATAGCATTTCAACCACATGACCATTTTGACACACCATCATGGACAGGTAGTGATAGCACAACAACAATTAATGGAATGGCTTTTAAACCTGATTCAATATTAATTAAAAGATATGATGGTAGTGGTCATCCTGTATGGAACGATTCATCAGGTGGCACAGCAAGAAACTGGATACCTAGTGGAAATAATGCTGTTAATACAACAGTGCATGTTGCAAGTTATACAGCAGACGGATTTACCTTAACAGGAAATGTAAACGACACTAATGACGCTAATCAAAAATATGTAGCGACTTGTTGGAAAGGTGGAGGGGATGCTCCTGCTATAACTTATGTTGTAAAAGTAGTTTCAGATACAGGAAATAAATATAGATTTGATGATTTTGGAGCAAGTGCTGTTGCTTTAGAATTACAAGAAGGTGGAGTTTACACCTTTGACCAAGCAGATAGTTCAAACTCTGGTCACCCTTTAAGATTTTCAACAACAGCAAATGGTTCACATGGTGGTGGAAGTGAATATACAACAGGCGTTGTAGTAACAGGAACACCAGGAAATGCTGGTGCAAAAACAGTAATTACTGTTGCCGCTTCGGCCGCAACTCTTTATTACTATTGTACTGCTCATTCAGGAATGGGTGGAACAGCAAATACAAATTCTACTCGTGGGTCATCAAATTTAAAAGGAAGTATTCATTCTCAAGTATCAGTAGATACAACCGGTGGTTTTAGTGTTGTAGAATACATTGGTACAGGTGCAAATGGAACTATTGGCCACGGTCTTAGTCAAGCTCCTAAAATTATAATAGCAAAAAATACAACAGAATCCGATAGGGGAATAACTTTAAATATGGGGAATACTTTTGTAGCAGACCCAGCAACTGATATAAAGCAGTTTGCCCTTAATAGTTCTGGACAAGAAGATGATGTTGGTGGATGGAATGATACAGCACCAACTTCTACAGTATTTACAATAGGTAATAAAGCACATCATAACGGAAGTTCAGACGCTTGTATAGCATATTGTTGGCATGAGGTTCAAGGACATTCTAAATTTGGATTTTACTCTGGCCAGGGGCAAGTATGTGGAACTACAATATATTGTGGATTTAGACCTAAATGGATATTAATAAAGAAAGATAGTTCAGCAGAAAACTGGACAGGAAAATTTTATGATATAGATACATCTCTAAATGGAAAATTAGTATCATCAATTAAATATGATGACAACACAACTTCAGGAAACGCTTTTGTTCAAGCAACAGCTGTTGGATTTAGAATAGCAACAGTAGACACTAAGCTGAATGGTGAAAATGATAAGTATTGGTACATGGCTTTTGCTGACATGCCAACAGTAGGTTCAAATGGAACACCTGCTTTAGCATGTAATGGTACTAATGGAATTACACTTTAGACTGCTAAAACTCATAAATAGAATAGAGGAATTAATATATGGCAAACCCTAACACAAGAGAATCATTAAAACAGTATGCTTTAAGAGCATTGGGTAAGCCTGTAATTGATATTAATGTTGATGATGACCAACTAGAAGATAGACTAGATGAGGCTATGCAATATTTTGCACAGTATCATTCAGATGGTATTCGTAGAACATATTTAAAATACAAACTTACTACAGAAGATAAATCAAGACTATCTAATAAAACAAGAAGTACTGAGTCTGCTACTGATTTAGAAGAATCTGGTGTATCAACTACACATTTTGAACAAGACAACTATCTAGTTATACCTGATAGTGTTATTGCTGTTACAAACATATTTCCATTTTCAGATAAAGGTAACTTAAACTTATTTGATGTTAGATATCAATTAAGATTAAACGACTTATACGATTTCTCATCAACATCAGTAGTTAATTATGATGTTGTATTAAGACACTTAGATTTCTTAGACCATATATTAGTAGGTGAAAAACCTTTAAGATATAATCAACTAGACAATAGATTATATATTGATATGGATTGGTCAAATGATTTAACAGTAGATGAATATTTAATTATAGACTGTTATAGAAAATTAGACCCTAATACATACACAGATGTTTTTAATGACATATGGGTAAAAAGATATGTAACACAAAAATTCAAATTACAATGGGGTCAAAACTTATCGAAGTTTGCCGGAGTAACTATGATTGGTGGAGTATCACTTAATGGTGTAGAAATTATGAATCAGGCAGAATCAGAAATATTAAAACTAGAACAACAAGTCAGATTAAACTATGAGGAACCACCTCACTTAATATTAGGATAATACCATGCCAACAAATCATTATTTTCAAGGTGGAAACGGCATAGGTTCATCAGAAGAAAAGAAACTTTTTGAAAATTTAATTATTGAAGGTTTGAAAATATATGGGCATGATGTCTATTACCTACCTAGAACATTAGTAAACAAAGACCTTATACTTGGCGAAGATGTTGCAAGTAAATTTAATGCAGCTTATCTTTGTGAAATGTATATGGATTCTACTGAAGGATTTGCTGGCGAACAAGAATTAATAAGTAAGTTTGGTTTAGAGATTAGAGAAGATACAACATTTACTGTATCGAAAAGAAGGTGGGAAGATTTAGTCGGAGACCCTTCTACACAAATAGTTTCTGATAGACCTAATGAAGGCGATATACTGTATATGCCTTTAATGAATAGTTTTTTTGAGATTCAATTTATTGAAGACCAAGAACCATTCTTTCAATTAGGCAACTTACCTGTTTACAAATTAAGAGTAACTAGATTCGAGTACTCATCTGAAAGACTTGATACTGGCATTGCAGATATAGATAGTGCTGAAGATAAATTCTCACTAGATATGTTAGCACATCAAATGAGTTTAGAAAACGAAGATGGTGCAGTATTACTTGAAAATGACAGAGCAAGTGGTGACGCTAACTACTTCTTAATGGAAACTTATGCATTGCAAACACAATCACCCTATGCAAATAATATAGATTTAGATAGTGAAGCAGGTTTTGATACGGCAAGTGTAGGTGATGATATATTAGACTTTACAGAACGCAACCCATTCGGCGAGGTAGATTTTTAGATGTTCGGAGATTATTTTTACAATCAGACAATGAGAAGAATGACTATTGCATTTGGTCAAATCTTTAATAACATTCAAATCAAAAGAAGAAATTCTAGTGGTCAAGTAGTACAATCTATTAAAGTACCATTAGCATATGCACCTAAAGAAAAGTTTCTAACAAGATTAGAACAACAACCTAATTTATCTGATAGACAATTTGCAGTTACTTTGCCTAAGTTATCTTTTGAGATAACAGGTCTATCATATGATGGTTCTAGAAAACTTACAAGAGTACAAAAATATAAAACTGTAAAATCTAATATAGATGGTAAAGTGATGAATTTTAATTATACCCCTGTTCCTTATAATTTAAATTATTCTTTATATTCATATACAGCAAGTGCTGAAGCTGGTCTTCAGATAGTAGAACAAATACTACCATTCTTTCAACCTGATTATACTGTAACAGTAAATGCAATACCTGAATTAGATATTAAAAGAGATGTACCTATTGTTTTAAATAGTGTATCTTATCAAGATACTTATGATGGCAGTTATACAGCAAGAAGAGCAGTTATTTATACTATGAATTTTACTGCTAAGGCATACTTATTTGGTCCTGATAATACAAGTAAAACTATTAAAGAAGTTAAAATTGATTTATATGATGATACAGATACAACAAATAAGGCGAGAACAGAAAGAGTTACAACAACACCCAACCCAACAACAGCAGACGCTGATGATGATTTTGGATTTACAACTAACATAGATTTCTTTGAAGATTCTAAAAGTTACAATCCTGAAACTGATACTGATGAATAACTGATTACTAAATCGTTATAAATATTGATTATGAGTACAGATGATATAATAAACAAATACCTAGGAGTAGAAACGGAAGATTCTGAAAAAGAACCTACGCCACCTGCTGTCGTTAGAAAAGAAGACAAGAAAAAAGATGATGTCGATAACGACCACAAGTATAGTAGAGAATCATACTATGACTTAATACAAAAAGGACAAGAAGCAATAGATGGAATATTATCTGTTGCAAAAGAAGGAGAACATCCAAGAGCATATGAAGTAGCAGGTCAGTTAATAAAAAATGTAGGTGATACTGTTGATAAATTACAAGATTTAAATAAAAAATTAAAAGACTTAAAAGAACTACCAAAAACTGCCGACACAAAAATTCAAAATGCTTTATTCGTAGGTTCAACTGCTGAATTACAGAAGATGTTAAAAAAAGATGAAAATTCTAAAAGCAAAATCATCAATGCAAAACACAAAGATATTTCCGATAAATAATTTAGGAATGTTGTCTAAACCTCCTGAGTTTACTTATAAGAAAATCTGTGAAAGTTTACCAGTAAGTGGAATGAAATGGCCGATAATTGTTTGTAGTTATGAAAACTATTGGAAAAAAGATACATTATGGAAAGATATTGATACAGATAAAATGGGAGTAGTTAATGGTAATCAAAGAGTACTTTGGGCAATAGAAAATGATTACACACATATTGAAGCTATTGAAGTTAAAACTAGAGATGAAAGAGATACTATTAATAAGATAACTTTTATATTCCAGGATGAATATCCATTATGAAAATATTAAAATCAAAAGCAGAAGGAACTCACATAGAGATATTTCAAATAAGTGATTTAGCAATAACTAAACACGGATTTGTTTTAGAAGATATATTAAATGGTGCTGAAATGATACATCCTATACAAGTACATAAGTGTACAAATGAAGGTACTTATGGTGCATTAGGTAAAAAATATAAAACAGGTTTATTAAAAGTAATAAAGGGCAGTCAAAGAGTTACTACTGCAATACAACTAGGTTATACACACATAGAGGGTATATATGTCTGACGCTTATTTAGGTAATCCTAATTTAAAAAAAGTAAATACTCCAGTAGAATTTACTAAAGACCAGGTTCTAGAATTTCGTAAATGCGAAAATGACCCTGCCTATTTTATTAAAAATTATGTGCAGATTGTATCATTAGATGAAGGACTTGTTCCATTTAATATGTATGGATTTCAAGAAGAAATGATACAGACTATGCACAAAGATAGATTTACTATATGTAAATTGCCTAGACAATCAGGTAAATCAACTACCATCGTGTCTTATCTATTGCATTACGCACTGTTTAACCCAAACTCTAACATTGCTATATTAGCAAACAAATCATCTACTGCAAGAGATATATTGAGTAGATTACAACTTGCATATGAGAATTTGCCTAAGTGGTTACAACAAGGTGTAATTAACTGGAACAAAGGTTCTATAGAATTAGAAAACAAGGCAAGTATTGTGGCCGCCTCAACATCATCAAGTGCAATTCGTGGTGGTTCATACAACATTATATTCTTAGATGAGTTTGCTTTCGTACCGGCAAATATTGCCGAACAGTTTTTCTCATCTGTATATCCTACGATATCTTCTGGACAAAAAACTAAGATGATAATTGTATCTACACCTCATGGTATGAATATGTTTTATAAATTGTGGGTAGACGCCAAGAATAACAATAATAACTATACCCCAATTGAAGTACATTGGTCAGAAGTACCTGGTCGTGATGAAGCATGGAAAAAAGAAACAATACGAAATACATCTGCTGAACAATTCCAACAAGAGTTTGAATGTGATTTCTTAGGTTCTGTTGATACTTTAATATCACCTACTAAAATTAAAGCAATGGCACATTTAGTACCTATTGAATCAAGAGGTGGATTAGATATGTATGAGAAACCTGATAAAGATAAAACCTATGTATGTACTGTTGATGTTGCTCGAGGCACAACTAAAGATTATTCAGCATTTATTATATTTGATTGTTCAACTGTACCTTATCGTGTGGTTGCAAAATATAGAAATAATGAAGTAAAACCATTTGTTTTTCCAAACATCATACAACAAGTATGTAATGGGTATAACAAGGCACATGTATTAGTAGAAGTAAATGATTTAGGACAACAAATATCTGATACATTACAATACGAATGTGAATACGAAAACTTATTAATGACTACTCAAAGAGGTCGTGCAGGTCAAGTATTAGGTTCTGGTTTTTCTGGTAGAGGTTCATCTCTCGGTGTCAGAATGACAAAACAAATTAAAAAACTAGGATGTTCAAATATAAAAACATTACTAGAATCAGACAAAGTTATTGTAAACGATTTCAATATTATTGAAGAAATGTCTACATTCTCAAAAAGAGGAACATCATGGCAGGCTGAAGATGGTAGTAATGATGACTTGATGATGTGTTTAGTTATATTTGGTTGGTTATCTAACCAAGATTATTTCAAAGAATTAACTGATTCAAATATCAGAAGTCAATTATATCATGAACAACAAAATCTTATAGAACAAGATATGGCACCTTTTGGTTTTGTTGATGATGGAATCACTAGACCCGGAGAAGAAACCGAGGTTGATATGTATGGAGATGTTTGGCATCCCGTTGTCCGTAAGGGTGAGTAGAGCCTAGACTTTAACAGTATTATAAATAGAAGCAGTGAAAATTTTTATCTATGGAGTATGAATAATACAATAGTGGTCACTAATTTAATAGAAAATTAACGGAGAATAACCTTATGGCATTTCAAGTATCACCTGGTGTTCTCGTACAAGAGAGAGATTTAACTAGGATTATTCCTGCTGTTTCAACTTCTATTGGTGGCGTAGCTGGCGAATTTCGCCAAGGCCCATTAGATGAAATAGTAAGTATATCTAGTGAATCTGATTTAGTAGAAACATTTGGCAAACCTGATTCAAGTAACTTTGAAGACTTTTTTTCAGCTGCTAACTTTTTACAATACTCTAACTCATTAAGAGTAGTACGAGCTTCCCAGACTAATCTTGTAAACGCAACTACAACTGGTTGTGGATTACAAATTAAGAATACTACACACTATACAGATAACTTTGCTGATGGTTCTGGCGTTGTCGGAACATTTGCAGCTAGAACTGCTGGTGCGTGGGGAAATAGTCTATTGGTGTCTACATGTCCTAGTGCAACTGCATATGAAGAAGAAGGCGTAACAACTGTAAATGACGCTTCGACAGCTGTCGGAGATACTACTGTAATAACTACAGATGGTGCTCAATTTACTGTTGGAGATATCGTATCTTTTTCAACAACAGCTGCAACTAATGACTATGATGACGGACATCAATATAGAATAACTGGCATATCTACTCATACTTTGACAATTGTTCAAAAAGAAAGTGGAAGTGGTGGTTTACAAACAACAATTACCAATGGCGGAAATATTAGAAGGAGATGGAGATTCTACGATTCAGTAGGCTCTGGTCCTAGTACTTCTGCTTTTGTTTCAGACCGTTCAGGTTCTGGCGATGAGATTCATGTAGTCGTAGTAGATGAAGATGGAGAAATCACAGGAGTACCTGGTTCAGTTTTAGAAACATTTGAAAAATTATCAAAAGCGGCTGACGCTAAATCACCTCAAGGTGATAACAATTATTATTCTGATGTACTTTATACGAAATCACAATATGTATATTGGATGGACCATAACACAGCAGGAAGTAATTGGGGTTCAGCTTCTGCTGGTACAACATTTACTGCTGTAGATACACCTACATTAGAATCACTATCAGGTGGCGCTAATGGTTCAGCTGTAACATCTGGACAAAAGAAATCTGCTTATGAAAAATTCCAAGACGCTGATACAGTAGATGTTGGATTAATCATAGCTGGTTCTGGCGACGGAACTCATATTGATAACTTAGTAACAATTGCTGAAAATAGAAAGGACGCTGTAGTATTTGCAAGTCCTGAAAGAAGTGATGTTGTTAATGTATCAAATTCTGAAACACAAAAAGATAATGTAATAGCTTTCTTTGATTCAAGAAACTCATCATCATATTGTGTATTTGATAGTGGTTACAAATATATGTACGACAGATATTCTGATGTATATAGATTCGTTCCATTAAATGGAGATATGGCTGGTTTAGCTGCTAGAACTGATTTAGTAGCAGACTCTTGGTTCTCACCTGCTGGTTTTAACCGAGGTAATGTGAGAGGCGTGGTAAAACTTGCTTTCAATCCATCTAAATCACAAAGAGATGAATTATATATGAAACGAGTTAATCCTGTATGTACTTTCCCAGGACAAGGAACTGTTCTGTTTGGAGATAAAACAGCATTATCATCACCAAGTGCTTTTGATAGAATTAATGTAAGAAGATTATTCATTACATTAGAAAAGGCGATATCAACTGCTTCTAAATTTCAACTCTTTGAGTTCAATGATGAATTTACAAGGGCTAACTTTAGAGCAATTGTTGAACCATTCTTGAGAGAAGTGCAAGGGCGTAGGGGTATTACAGACTTTTTAGTAGTTTGTGATAATACAAATAACACTGGCGATGTTATTGATAGAAACGAATTTGTGGCAGAAATATTTGTCAAACCTAATCGTTCAATCAATTTCATAAAACTTCAGTTTGTTGCAACCAGAACAGGTGTAGCATTTGAAGAAGTAGCTGGGTAACAAAGGAGAAATAAGATATGGCAAGTATTAATGATTTCAAAGCTAAGTTATCTGGTGGCGGTGCTCGTCCAAATCAGTTTAAGGTAGTAATGCCTTTTCCTGGTTACGCTCAAGTGGGTGGTGAGATAGAAGACTTAGCGTTTTTATGTCAGGCAACTACTCTACCTGAAATGTCAATAGGAACTTTTACTGTTCCATTTCGTGGCAGGGCTATTAAAATTGCTGGAGATAGAACAATTGCAACCTGGTCTATTACAGTACTTAATGACACAGACTTTAAATTAAGAAATGCATTTGAAAGATGGCAAAATGGTATCAACAGTATGTCTGATAACGAAGGATTAACAAATCCAGGCGATTATCAAGTAGACGCTTTTGTTGACCAACTTGACAGAAACGGTGCAACTATAAAGTCTTATACTTTAAGAGGTGCGTTTCCAAACAATATAACTAGTATTGCACTAGGTATGGGAACTAATGACAGTATAGAAACATTTGATGTAACATTCGATTATCAATATTTTGATACGAATACAACTACTTAACACTGGTATAAATAATAGTACTAGTATTAATAGAGGAATATAATTATGGCTGAACTATTCGGGTTTCAAATAACGAAAGTTAAAAAAACTGAAGACCCTAAACAATCGTTCACGACTACTCAGGCGGATGACGGCACACAAACCGTCGCCGCCGGTGGTTATTTTGGACAGTACCTTGATATGGAAGGAACTGCTAAAAGTGAAGCAGACTTAATTCGCAGATACAGAGAAATTTCATTACACCCAGAATGTGATATGGCCGTAGAGGACATAATAAATGAAGCTGTTGTAGCGAATGAACTAAAACAACCTGTAAGAGTAAATACAGAAAATTTATCTTATGGAAAAGACATTAAAAGAAAAATAGAAACTGAATTTAGTAATATTTTAAGATTAATGAACTTTAACACAAAAGGACATGACATCTTTAGAAGATGGTATGTTGATGGTCGTATATACTATCAAAAAATTATTGATAGAGAATCTCCTGTAACAGGAATAACAGAATTAAAATATATTGACCCTAGAAAAATTAAAAAGATTAGAGAAGTAAGAAAGAAAAGACAAGAAGGCTCAACTGCAAACTTAGACATGATTGATGAGTATGTAGAGTATTACTTATTTAACGAGAAGGGAGTATCAGGAACAACATCTGGCGGTGGAATAAAAATCGCACCTGACACAATCGCATTTTGCCCTTCTGGTCTAGTAGACCAACAAAAAAATATTGTTATGTCGCATTTACATAAGGCGATAAAACCTGTCAATCAATTAAGAATGATAGAGGACGCTGTTGTAATTTACAGAATTGCAAGGGCTCCAGAAAGAAGAATATTTAAAATAGATGTAGGTAACTTACCGAAAGTTAAGGCAGAACAATACCTGAGAGATGTTATGGCAAGATATCGTAATAAACTTGTCTATGACGCTTCAACTGGTGAAATCAGAGATGATAGAAACTATATGTCTATGCTTGAAGATTTTTGGTTACCGTCAAGAGAAGGTGGTAGAGGAACCGATATTACAACATTACCTGGTGGTCAAAACTTAGGTGAAATTGCTGATATCGAGTATTTTCAAAAGAAACTGTATCGCTCATTGAATGTTCCTGTAAGTAGATTAGAATCTTCACAAGGATTTAACTTAGGTCGTTCTAGTGAAATAACTAGAGATGAATTAAAATTTACTAAGTTTGTACAAAGATTAAGAAAGAAATTTACAGAACTATTTAATGACTTATTAAAGACACAGTTAATATTGAAAAAAGTTATTTCAGAAGATGACTGGACTCAAATTTCTCAAAATTTACAATATGATTTCTTACAAGACGGACATTTTGCTGAATTAAAACAAAGTGAAATGATGAGAGATAGAATTGCATTAGTAAATGAAATGAGAGATATGGTCGGTAAATACTTTTCAGTAGAATACATGAGAAAGAATGTGCTTAAACAATCTGAATCAGAAATTGCTGAAATGGATAAACAAATCAAAAAAGAAATTGATACAGGTATTATTTCATCACCATTCGGTCAAGCCGATATTGATGATGATACCCCAAATATATAGGAGATAATTATGACAGAAGAAATAAAAACTTTTATGGATAATCTTGCAAGTGGCGATAATGCACAAGCAGGTGAAGCTTTTAAAGACGCTTTAAGAGCAAAAGTAGCTAACGGATTAGACGCTAAAAGAAAAGAAATGGCAAGTCAAATGTTCAATACAGCACAAGCAATTGTGCCAGCTGAGGCAGAGGCGTTTAGTGACCCTAAACCAGAAGTTGCTGAGCCAGGAACATTTAATCAAGACGGTTCTGTATCATCTGGTAAAGATGGTTCAGTAGATATAGACTTAACATCAGATGAAAACAAGTAATATATTTGAAGACTATAATGTAAGTGATTCAAATGCTTATTTGTCATTGACACCTAAACTTAAAAAGGCAGTTAATGAATTTTATGAGATGTTAGACTACGAAAAAGATAGTGAAGGTTATGATGAAGGTCATGACTTTTGCGACAGTATAGAGGATTGTGTTAAGAAAACTATTTTGAAACACGATATAAAAAAAGAACAATTGTTAGATTACATAGAATTAGAAGTAAGAGAACAATTAAAAATAGAGGTGTAAAGGAACTATGGCAATAACAACTAAGATTTTAGCAGACACTAAAACACACGCCAAAGTATTACTCACCTGGAACGCCGACGCCGCTACTACAGCGACTGCCGTTGATGGTTCAGGATTGAGTGGACATGCAAACGGCGCTAAACTTCATATTACAGATATTAAATATGGTGTTGGTTTGGGGGAATGTAAATTATTATTTCAAGGAGACACAGATATAGAGGCAATAAATCTATGTGGCTCTGGACATTATTATGGTGCTGTAATTAAAAATACGGCAACTAATACAGGTGTAACAGGTGGTGATATAATTGGAATCACTAGTAATGCTTCATCTGGTTTTGCATTATTAACATTGCAAAAACAAGATATGGGCGAAAACAGTTAAGGAGTTAAATTATGACAGATATAGTATCAGTACAAACAATTGCTGATGTGTCAGGTGTTAAACATGTTAGTAAAATGACTAACATATCAGACGGCACTGGTGAATCATTAGTTACGAAGATTGACGCTTCAAATACTAATGGAATGTCAGAAGACGCTACAAAAGTATTAGCGAGAATATGGTATTCTATTAATACAACAAACAGCAATGCTGTTGTTGAGTTATTGTGGGGAGGAATTACTAATTCTACAATGGTTTTACTTAATGGCCAAGGTCATTGGGATTTAAGAACCTTTGGAGATGGTATATCAAACAATGCAGGAACAGCTAGTGGTGATGTGTTATTGAGTACTAGAAACTTTGTTTCTGGTGACAATTATACGATTTTAGTAGAGTTTAGATAAAATTTATAACATTTAAGTTATAAGTTTGTATAAATAGTATATAACAAAAAAGAGAAAGAGAGAGAACAGATGAAATTAATTTCAGAAGAATGTTCAACTGCCGAATATCTTATAGAAGAAGATAAAAACGGCAAGAAAGAATACAAGATTAAAGGTGTCTTTTTACAATCGAACATCAAGAATAGAAATGGGCGTGTATACCCCAAAGAAATTCTTATGAAAGAAGTATCAAGATACAACAAAGAATTTATCAATAAAAATCGTGCTTTTGGTGAGTTAGGACATCCTGACGGACCAACAGTCAATCTAGAAAGAGTTTCTCATATGATTAAGAAACTTTATCCGGATGGTGATAACTTTATTGGTGAAGCTAAAATCATGGACACGCCCTATGGTAAGATTGTAAAAGGTCTTATTGATGAGGGTGCTCAATTGGGAGTATCATCAAGAGGGATGGGTTCCATCATGCAAAGAAACGGCGCTAACTATGTGAAAGATGATTTCATGCTAGCTACTGCCGCTGACATTGTAGCAGACCCTTCAGCACCAGCCGCTTTCGTAGAAGGCATTATGGAAGGTAAAGAGTGGGTATGGGACAACGGTCTCCTTGTTGAGAAAGACATTGAGGCGTGGAAGATGGAAGTGATTAAAACGAAACAGAAGAATTTAGATGTAAAAAATCTAGAAATTTTTGAATCGTTTATTAGAAAACTGTAATATTATAAATATTCCCTAGAACTCGTAAAGAGATTTGGGGGTTTTATAGTACTATAAAATAAATAGAGGAGATTTTCAATGGCAGAATCAGAAAAAATAACTGAAACTATCGTAGAGGCTTCGGCGAATCCAAACGCTGACGCTCCTAAAAAGAATGCTGTTGCAGCTGAACCTACCCATCTATCAAACGACGGCGAAGATTTAGGCGCACCTGTAGTTAAACCTACGGACAGTAATCCTGACGGTACGAAAAAAGTTAAACAGGTTTCTGACACCGTATCTAAAAGTGCTCAAGTTGCTGGGGAACCATCACACTTGAAAGCTTCATACGAAGAAACCGATTCTACAGATGAAACAATCAAAGAGAAGAAAGCAGAAGATGTCAAGAAAGACATTGATGAAGATGAAAAAGAAGCTAAGGCTAAAAAAGAATCTGAAATTGATGTTAAGGAACACATTGAAGCACTTGTTGGCGATTCTGATTTATCTGAAGAATTTAAACAAAAAGCTGCTACTATATTTGAAGCTGCAATTAACTCAAAAGTTAAAGCAGAAAAAAATAGATTAGCTGCTGAATATGATACTAAATTTGAAGAAGAAATCTCAAAATCAAAATCTGCACTAACTGAAAAAGTTGATTCATACTTAAACTATGTAGTTGAAGAATGGATGAAAGAAAATAAGTTAGCACTAGAAAGAGGAATTAAGGGCGAAATCGCTGAAGACTTCATTGGTGGACTCAAAAAATTATTTGAAGACCATTACATTGATGTCCCAGATGAGAAATATGATGTTCTTGAGGACCAAGCTAGTAAGATTGAAGGATTAGAGAAAAAACTTAACGAAGAAATAGAGAAAAATATCGAAATGAATAAAGTTAATGGTAGTCTGAAAAGACAAGATATCATTGATGAAAATTCTAAAGATTTAGCTGATACAGCTAAAGAAAAATTCGATTCTCTAGTAGAAG